TTCTCTTGGTTTCTAGTGTTCGGGAGTCCTTTGTCTATTTCTGCCATTTAATACTCCTATAGTTTCTTAACACGTTTTAACAGACCTGGCAACCCTTGTGAGTTTGGTCCTGATTCTGGTGGTGGGCCTGATGATACACCAGCCATTTTAGCTATACCACCGCCTGCAGCCATAAAAGGATCAAATGCTTGTCTTGCTCCTTCGCTTCTTAATTCTTGTCTTTGTTCTGGTGACATTGCTTGTAGTTCTCTGATTCTATCTCTAGTAAATTTTGCTGCATCTACACCTAATCCTGCTGCAGTAATACCAAGTCCAACTGGAGTTGTTAATCTAGCAAACCTACCCAGATTTAAGATTCTTTGAGCTGTTGGGTTTGTTGTGATCTTTGATAAATTTTCTTTTAAAATACCTGGTAAAGATAATTCTAAACCAACTAAAGGATCTACAACCGCATCAGCAATATTCTCTCCCTTGTCTATATTAGATTTTACTTGCATGGCTGCAAAAGGTAAAACACCAAGTCTTGTTCCAGCACCTCTAAAAGCTTTTCCTAATGCAGTTCTAATTGGTGTACCTGTTGCTTTTAAAACAGCAGCCGTGCCAGCTGCTGATAATCCGGCACCTGTGGTAATTGGATTTCTTCTTGCAAAAGTATCCTCTTCTATTGATTTAATTCCAATGTTAGGATCAAAACTTGCTGTTAATGGAAAACCATACGCGTTTAAAAAATCATCTTCTACAGATACAACTTTTGGAATTACTCTCATCATTTTTCTTAATGTATCAGGTGTTGCATCTTTTAATTTTCGTAACATTTTTTTCTCATCATACTCATTAAAAAATTTTTTCATTCCCTCTAATGTTTTTTGAACATTTTTCTTTAACACGTCTCGTTGACCTGTTTCCATGATCTGGCCAACAGTTCTATAATTTTTAGGTACGATAACAGTGTATCCAGAATTTTTTGATGAACTTAACAAATCTGTTCCAGGTATTTTTCTATTTTTCTTTTTACCTGTTTCTCCAACAAATCTTTCTTTTGCAATATCTGCTAGTTGTTCTTTAGGATAATATCTATCTGCTGTTCCTAAACCAATATTAGGTAGCGTAGATCCAGTTGCCTTTTCATAATATTTTATAGTGTCTTGAAAATCATTTATTAAAGATTGAGCTTTAGCTTTGTTTTGCAAATTATTAGGAAGATCTAATTGATCTAATTTTTCTCTTAATTCTGCAAAATCTCTTTGAAATCTAGCTAATTGTTTTTGATTAAATTTACCTTCTGCTATGTCTACAAAATCAGAAAATGCAGCTGTTTTTGTTCTTGCTGCACCTGTTACTCCAGCTATCTCATTTAAATTAAAACCAAAAGGACTATTTTTACTATAAACTGGAAGTCCTGCTTCTTTAAGGGCTTTACTAATATTATCTTTAAATGATTTAAAAGATCCAACCTGTCTTCCTATTTTTTCATCAATAGTATCCAATGCAACTTTGTATGCCTGGTCTTTATAAAAGTCTCCGTATAAACCCGTGCTTGAAGCTTTTTGAATTTTTTTTGCTAATGATTTATTTCTATTTAGGTTTTTTAATTCTGGGTTTATAAAATCTGCTCCATTATACCATTGCGATAATCTAGCTGTTACATTACCAGCTGTTGATGGAGTTATATCTTTTGAAATTAAATTATGAATTGTATTTTTATTTTTTCCAGTGGGATCTTTTAATAAAGGTAATTCTCCTTTTGCATATAAGTCACCAAATGTTTTATCAAACTCTAACATAAGATTAATTGTGTTAGGTTTTAATTGACCTTTTCTAGAAGCTATTCTTTGATATAATTTTATGTCCTCTTTTGTCGGTTTTTTGTAATAAAAAGAACCTTGCCCTCCCTCACCTCTTTTTACAAAAACGGCATTCTTGCCAATAGTATCCGTTAACAAACTAGGGTTTCTATTTTTTACGGTCATGTAATCTGCTTTTTTAATAGGCATTCCTTCTGTATTAAAAAATTCTTGTGCTGAAATATATCCTTTTGGAATTTTAGCTTTTTCTGCTGCTTTAAGATCAAAAGTCTCACTTAAAGTTCTATTAATAACTTGTCTATTTATAGGAGTGCCAAATCTAGTTACATAATTTTTTGTTTTATCTTTTTGAAGTTTATTCAAAACATCTGTTGCTGTAAAATCAGGATTTTTTTCTGCAATATCGATAACCATTTGAGGTGTTAACACGGTTGCTTGTTTTCCTCTTTTAAACCCGATCCGTCCACCATCAGCTTTTTTATTTGGGTAGTCACGATTAAATCTATTAAAT